TCGCGGTGCCGAACTTCCGCGACGTCGACCGCGATCCCCGCTGGCACAGGTGGCTGCTCTCGCTTGACATGCTTTCGGGCCGTGTTAGACAGCAATTGTTGAACGAAGCGATTTCAGCGGCCGACGCCCCTAGAGTCATCTCGTTCTTCAGAGGATTCCTACAGGAAGAGCAAGCCACGGGTCACATCGAGCCTTCGCCCGCCGTTCAGCAGGCCCCGCCTCCTCGAACCCCGGCCGTCGATCTAGGCTCCTTGGCAGCCCCTGGCAGGGCCAGGCCGGCAACCGGAGGCGATGCCTCGGTGCCGCCCGACAAACCCATCTACTCACGCGCCCAAGTCAAGCAGCTGTACGAACAGCACCGTAAAGGTGCGTATGTCGGTCGCGAAGCCGAGTGGGCTCGGCTGGAGGCCGATATGTTCGCAGCCCAGCGCGAGGGGCGCTACCGATAAACCGGGGGCCGCCCGTATCCTATAAGGACCGGTAGCTCCCAAGCGATGGAGCTACCCTCATGCCTATCCCGAGTGCGGGTTTTCCTGGCGCAACGTCAGGCTCAGTCCCGCCCCTGACCCCCGTAGGGTCTACCGGAAACCTACTCCAATCAACGGGCTTTATTCCGGAAATTTGGTTCCAAGCTGGCCAAATTTGATCAGTTCTGAATGCAGCTAAGCTGGTCGAGAAGTTCGCTAGGACTTCTTTAAACTGGATCTGAAAAACGGGAACCTTCATAGTTGGCTGGAACCCGAGGGAAGCATGAGCACGCACCCGCACAGACTAAGTGATCCAGCAGGGGTTGCCCCTGAAGCGATAGTCGGTCCGGCTTTTGTCGGAAAGCTACGCCTCAACCGTGTTGAGCGCGATCTCGAATTAAACGGTAGTTCGAGCAATACCGGACCTGAAAAACTGGAACCGAAGGGAACCAGAGGCAAGGACCGGCTCAGCGACAAGTACCTTGCAGGACTGTTGGATAGCGATGGAAGCATTCAGTTGATGTGGAATCCACCGATGCGGCGCGAAAACTGGGACGGAACAGGGCCGCAGCGTGCTTACGCTGTAGTTTCGTTTTGTCAGAAAGCACCGGGTCGTAGTTTCATGGAGTTGATTGCGTCCAGTCTGACGCCGCCTTCACTCGATAAAGTGTGGGGGCATATTGGAATGTATGAAAAGAGTGGTGCTTTTCACTGGAATACAGCGGGCACCAAGGCTGTCAGCGTTCTGATGCGGCTTCGCAAGTTCCTGGTCTTGAAAAGAGCACTTGCCGACTGCGCCATCGATATGAACGGCGAGGTTATGGACGTGCAGGTGGGGAAGCAGCGGTTTGATGCAGCGCGAGGCGCATCTCCAATGCCGAAACATCCGACACGAAAATGGGCAGCCGGATATATCGACGGGAACGGATCGTTTGCAATTCGCATTCCAAAGGGCATGTCGGCACAGCCGGTGCTTTCGGTATGCGATGAAGCCTTCGAACGGGTTGGTATCGATCTGTTGCAGAAGGCTTACGGAGGATCCGTTCAGGAGTTTGTAACCGAGAATGGTACGTCGATGGTTAATTGGGTGCTGTCTATGGACGCGGCCAAAGTCCGCTCGATGTTCGAGAGCGGTAAAACTGCATTGGCCAAGCACATGGTGCTCAAGAACGATCAGGCGTATTTTCTTATTGGTTGCGCCAGGATGGGACATTTCCGCGACGCGGAGCGTATCCAATTGGCGATGAAACAACTCCAAGTCCAGCCGCACAGACTGAGTGGTCCGGGCGCTGAAGTGGCCAGGCTTCTGGCGACGGTACGTGATATTCCGTCGTTCATGGGACCTGGTGCGCAACAGCGTAAGCGACAGTGGGAAGCAGATCAGGTAAGCGCCTGAGACGCTAGCGACCGACTACGAAGGCGAAATCGCGAACCAAGGCGACCGGGTGAAAATCCGGACGAAGCCTACGATCACGATCCGCAAGTATCAGGCGGACGGTTTGCTCGGTCTTGATCGACCGACTGGAGGCTCGGTCGAACTCTACATCGGCAACGGCTTTTACTTCTCTCTGATCCTCGACGACGTGATGGAGGTGCAGAGCGATCTGAATGTCCTGTCTATTTGGTCGGATTCGTCAGAGTCCCTTTGCTTGAGCAATTAGCATCGAACAACCGGGTGAATTCAGGGGAACGCCAGACCGGCCAATCCTGAGCCAAGCCGCGCAAGCGGAAGGTGCAACGACTAGAGCGAAAGCTCGTAGGGCCAAGCGGTCCGAAGCGCCCGGCCCCCGAAAGGGGTGATGATATAGTCTCCTCTGCATGGGAACATGCAGCAGCCCAAAAGGCGGTAACGAGAGTAGCGTCTCGTTATGAAGATAAGGGATGCGGCACAGCAGCTAAAGATCGCGGTCGACACGGAAGTGCTCGACGGCATCGTCGGGCAATGCGCGGCGACCAACCGCGGCGCGACGGCCGGGAAGTACGCCAATCTCAACCTCGGCATCAAGGGCACGCCGATCACGGTGGTCGGGCAGGGTGCGACGGCCGGTCAGTCCAATCTGATTGATCTGCTTCTGCGCATGGGGGAGTGCCTCGACGAGCAGAACATCCCGGAGGTCGGCCGCTGGGTGGTGATGCCGGCGTGGGCCGGACGACAGATCAAGCAGTCGGAACTCAGGCAGGCCTATCTGTCGGGCGATCCGGTCTCGATGCTGCGCAATGGCCGGCTCGGAATGATTGATCGATTCACGTTGTATATCTCGAACCTGCTGCCGACCAACGCGAGCGATTCAGCCAACTTCTCAGCGGGCGAGTTTCCGATCTTTGCTGGCCACGCCCACGGGATTACGTTCGCATCGCAAATTTCGAAACTCGAGACTCTGCGCTCTGAGCTAACGTTTGGTCAGATCCTTCGCGGCCTGCAGGTGTACGGATTAACAATCTTGAAGTCCCTTTGCCGAGTAATCGGCATCGAACAACCGGGTGAATTCAGGGGAACGCCAGACCGGCCAATCCTGAGCCAAGCCGCGTGAGCGGAAGGTGCAACGACTAGAGCGCAAGCTCGTAGGACCAAGCGGTCCGAAGCGCCCGGCACCCCAAGTGGGTGATGATATAGTCTCCTCTGCATGGGAACATGCAGCAGCCGAAAGGCGGTAGCGAGAGTAGCGTCTCGTTATGAAGATAAAGGATCAGGTAATCGACGGAACTGCGCTCTGTCAGGCGCAGGTCATCTCGGGCGGATAAGGTACGCCCATTGTTAACAGAGGGGGTTTACAGCCCCCTTTGTATAAATGTTAGTTCCATGTGTGTGGCCGTCTCTGGAGAAGCCCCATGTCGACTAGCGCAAGTTTTTTTGGGAATTTCAGCGACCGCGATCAGCCTACGCTTGCCACTGTCGCCGATTACGTTGCCGACGCGCGCACGCTGTTGCAGGATGTCGTTCCGCCTTATCGGTATGACGACGCTTCCTTGCTGACGTCTCTAAATGTCACTCTGCTGGAAGCACGGCGGCTGCGCACTGATCTGTTCATCTTTAACATGCGGACGCGCGGGCAGACGCAGGCGTTCACTGAGGTGGATGACACCTACGTCGACATGGAGCCGCAGTTCCGGTTGGCGATCCTGCACGGGATATGCGCGCACGCGCTGGAGCGCGATCAAGAGGACGTCCAGGACAGCCGGGCGACTTCGTATTTCGCGCTGTTCAGCGCCGGACTGGTCGGCCGTGCGTTGCCTGGCGTGGCCGGTGGTTCAGGGCCAGGCAGAGGACAACAAGGACAATGAGCAAATCCAACCTTGCGGGCTACTGGGTTAAAATTCTCGGACAGGCGGACACTGCGTTGATGGGGGCCTCGCAGGCCGCCATGCAGGCACAGCTGTTTGATGTGCTGGATGAATTTTTCAATGACTCGAATTGCTGGCAGGAGAGCATCGGCATAACGGTGATACCGGAGTTGCTGGACTATCCGCTGCATCCGTCGACTGGCCGGATATTGCGGCTGTACGGTGTACTGGATCAGAACAACGTGCCGCAGGCGGCGGTCATGCCGGTGATCGGGACGGTGCATTTTCTCTATCCCTATACGAACACGCAGCCGATGACGGCCATCGTCGTTAAGAACGTGACCGATCCGCTGGAATGCGTGCCGCCGCATATTCCGGATTGGGTGCTGCCGGCGCACGGCCAGGCGATTCTCAGCGGCATTCTCGGCAACATGATGCTGCAGCCGGGGCAGAGCTATTCCAACCCTACGTTGGCGCAATTCCATCTGACCAGGTTCCGCGATAAGATCGCGCGTGCTCGGGTGGCGATGATGCGGGCGAATACCGTCGGCTCGCAGGCGTGGGCTTATCCGCAGCAGTTCCGGGTGACGGGCCAAAAGCGCGGCATGAGCACGTACAACGTCAATCCGACACCAACGCCGTTGAGATAGCGCCATGAACAAGCATAGCGTTACTTCGGCATATGAGCCCATGGTCGTCGACAACAACGGCAGCTGGAGCGACGCCTACCAGTTCGACGATCCCACCGATCTGACATGGACACTTACTGGCTGCACATTTGAGATGGACGTGCAGCTCAATGCCTACGACAAGACACCGTTGTTGTCGCTCACGACCGCCAACGGGCGCATAATCACCGATGACGTCGTGCAGCGGGTCATTCACTTCAACGTAACCGCTGCCGACATCCAGGCTAGTCTCGATCCTGGTACGTACGTCTACGATCTCGTGATGATTGATTCTTATGGGGTCCGTTGGCCGTTCATGCACGGAACCGTAAAAATCGTACAAGGAATAACTTACCCCTGACGAGGTGACACGGTGGCGGTCATAAAGAACGAACCTGCCATCGTGTCGACGCGACCGGTCGTGGTTGTCGGCGGGCATACGGGTCCGGCTGGCGGTCCGACGGGTGGCACCGGTCCTACGGGTCCTACCGGAGCGGCGGCTACCGGTCCAACCGGACTTGGCGCGTTCACTGGACCGACGGGATCAATCGGGCCAACCGGCCTGGCAATCACGGGTCCGACGGGATCGATCGGGCAGACTGGCCCGGTGGGTGTCGGGACGCTTGGACCAACGGGCGCGACGGGAGCCAGCGGGCTCGGGCCGACGGGCTCTACGGGTCCTACGGGCATCCCTGGCGTGGCGTCCGCGACTGGTGCGACTGGTGCCACGGGTCCGACCGGGCGCGTCGGGCAGACCGGACCGACTGGAACACCGGGCACCGCAGTCAACACGGGCGCCACCGGTCCGTCGGGTACAGCCGGGGGTGCCGGTGCAGCTGGAGCCGCTGGGCCTACTGGAGCGCCTGGTCCACAGGGGGTGGTGGGTCCTGCAGGCCCTGGCGGGTCGGCTGCCAATACGGGTGCGACCGGGCCGACGGGAGCCGCGGGAAGCGGGGGTGGGAGCGGTGGCGGTGGTTACACGGGCTCGAGCACGCCGCCGGCTTCTCCGACACCGGGATATCTCTGGTACGATCTGACGACCGGCATCCTGTCGATCTGGATCGACGACGGCAATTCCACGCAGTGGGTGCAGGTGGCACCGCCGCTGGCGGGACCGACCGGGCCTGGCGGAGGTGGTAGTGGTGGAGCGGTGACGCTGCTGCTTCCGGGGTGGGTGGTCTGATGCCGATCGATTTCCCCAGTTCTCCGTCGGTAGGACAGACTTACACGTATGGCGGCGTGACCTACACCTACACGTCGCGGGGTGTGTGGGTTGTTGGAGTTACGACAGGACCGGCAGGACCGTCTGGACCGACAGGAGCAACCGGGCTCACGGGATCGATCGGACCGACCGGGCCGAGCGGATTGGGCCCGGTTGGCAATACAGGATCAACCGGGCCGACCGGACTTGGTGCGACGGGTCCGACGGGAGCCATTGGGCCAACTGGAACAGGCGCGGGTGGCGGTGGTTCGGGACCGACGGGTCCGACTGGTGTTGGATCGACGGGAGCGACCGGCCCATCGGGTTCGACAGGTGCTGTAGGTGCAGGCGGCGGCGTCGGATCGGCGGGGGCGACCGGGCCGACTGGTGCTACAGGTCAAGCTGGTTCGGCTGGCGGTGCTGGAGCGCCTGGAACGACGGGGCCAACCGGCATGACAGGTGCTGCTGGTGGCGCAGGCACGGCCGGAGCGACCGGCCCTACCGGTTCAACCGGCATGACCGGCCCTTACTCGACGATGTTGATTGCGGGAGGGCTGTTCTAGATGGCTCTATTTGATACGACCTGGTACTGCAACGCGGGGGATCAAAGCACCACCGGTCACTATGCAGTTGCTAAAAGGCCCCAGAACACGGCGGTCACGGCTGGGCAATTGGTTCGGCAATTTACTGCTCCTGCGGTCGGTAGCGAGCGGGTGTTTGTCTGCATCATTGCAGGTACGACCGCGAACGTAACCGACGCGACGTGGGTCACCACCAGAGGCGCGCGAACGACGGACGGCACCGCGACGTGGCAGGAATGCACCGGCGCGTCTGCTGTCAACGGCGACCTGACCAATACGCCGACCTGGGCAGCCGCAAAGGCGATTTCGTCGGCCGTCACGCTCGGTGCGATTATTCAGCGCAACAACGGCGCGAGCTACTGGATATGCTCGACGGCCGGGAGCACAGGTGCATCCGAGCCGGCATGGGCCAACAACACCGCTGGCACAACACAGGTGGACAGCACGGTCACATGGACCTGCCTGGGTGTGGTTGGTAACTTCACTGGTGGTCAAGCGCCGCACGCGCGCATCCCCAACGCCGCCACCTTAAACTGGTTCGCTGCCGGTAATACGATCTATGTCGGCGACAACCACGCCGAGTCGCAGGCGACGGCGATTACTATTTCTCCGCCAGCTTCCGCTGGGTTGCTTAACAAAATATTGTGTCATAATCATTCAGGCAGTTATCCACCGACATCTGGCAATCTGACGACAGGTGCGACGGTTGCGGCCACCGGTACGTCAGGTTTGGTGCTCTCTGGCAGCACTTCAACTCTGTATTTTTATGGCGTGACGTTTCAGTCTGGGAGCGGGAGCAGCGCTACGGTTAATGTCGTTGTCGGTACCGGTGTCGGCGGAATTAATTTAGATAATTGCTCCTTGCAATTATTGAGTACAGGTGCGGCTTCTACCATACAATGGGGGGCTGCAGGTGCTTACACTTCCATAATTCTCAACAATACTACGCTCAAATTCTCGGCTACTGGACAAACCATCAATCTCTTTTTTGGTGTGTTTGTCTGGCAAAATACTGCGTCTGCGCTGGCATCGGGTTCATCTATCCCCAGTACTCTTTTCGCTTTGAATACGGCTGCTGCCTCTCCGCAACTTGTGGTCGAGGCGGTCGATCTAAGCGCGATTGCGGGGACTCTGATCAGTTATTCTCAGGCGATGGCAGGCGCGTTCACGTTCAAGGACTGCAAGTTGAATGCAGCGGCAACATTTGGCACACCGTTGACAACGGCTTCGGTGGTTCAGGCGGTGCGTTCCGATAGTGGCGCTACCTCTTACAAGTCTGCGCGTTATCAGTACGAAGGTACCGAGACGACCGAGACCTCGGTCACGCGCGTCGGCGGCGCAGCCGACCCGACCGGGCAAGCGCAGTCCCGCAAGATAGTCACCACCGCGAACTCGCAATGGCTGCGGCCGTTCAAGGCCGAGCCCTATGCACAATGGAACCCAACGACTGGCGCTAACGTCACGGTGACGGTGTGCGGCACGATCAACTCTGCGTCCCTGCCGAATAACGACGACATCTGGCTGGAGGTCGAGTATCTCGGCTCCGCCTTAACCCCCCAAGGCACCATCGTCACCACGACCAAGGCCAATGTGCTGGCGGCCAATGCTGCGGTGGCGTCGGACGGTTCGACGTGGAACGGCGGTGGATCAGGAGCGGGTTGGTCGCCCTTCAAGCTGACCGCCACGCTGTCCTCGCCGCAGCCCGGTATGGTCGGCTACCTGCACGCCCGTGTCCGCGCCGCCAAGCCGAGCGTCACGTACTACATCGATCCTCAAATCACACTGAGTTAGCTCCATGGCAACGCAACCTTCCGTTCCTGCTCCCATCATGGCGCGCCCAGTCGCGGTTGTTGGTGGTCCAACGGGTCCAAGCGGCGGCCCGACTGGCCCGACGGGCGCGCAGGGGTCTGCTTCCGTCACCGGCGCCACTGGTCCGCAGGGCGCTACCGGCGTTGTCGGCTACACGGGTCCGACAGGCTCGCCCGGTGCCGGCGCGTTCACGGGACCGACGGGAAACACGGGGCCGCCGGGGATCGGCTCGCCGTCGGTTGTCGCTGGGCCGACTGGAGCCATCGGAGCGACTGGTCCGACCGGAACGATAGGTGGACCTAATACGGTGTCTAGTTTGCCAGCAGCGAGTACGGTGGGTGGCCGCAATTTCGTCACGGATGCGACTGTTGCGACGTTCAACAGTGTCGTAGCTGGAGGTGGCAGCAACAAGGTGCCGGTGTTTGCCGATGGAACGGCTTGGAGAATAGGCTGATATGGCCAACCCGGCGCCCGCAGCACCGATCGCGACCCGCCCGGTTGTGGTGGTGTCGGGGCCTGCGGGCCCGTCCGGTCCTGCGGGTGGTCCTGGCCCGACCGGTCCTGCTGGCGGTCCGACGGGTGCGCCTGGCGCTACTGGGGCACCCGGCGCCTTGGGTAATGTTGGGCCAATCGGGCCGACCGGTTCTCCTGGTGCAGCATCGTCGACCGGGGCTACGGGCCCGGCTGGTATCGGACAGACCGGGCCGACGGGCGCGCCTGGTCAGGCGGCTCTTCAGGGTGCCACCGGATCGACGGGACCGCAGGGTCCGGTGGGGTTCGTGGGCGCCAACGGTCCCCCTGGGGCTACCGGGTCGAGTTTTACGGGACCAACTGGCTCGTCGGGGGTGGCCGGGGTGCAGGGCGTGGTGGGCCCGCAGGGGCCGCAGGGCGTCATAGGATTTGCGGGACCACAGGGTGTCGCGGGTTTTACAGGACCGACTGGACTAACGGGTGCGTTGGGATCGACAGGGGCCACCGGGCCGACGGGACTTGGCGCAACAGGTCCGGCGGGGTTTGCTTCGACTACAGGCGCCACGGGGCCCACAGGTCCTGGCGTCGGCGCCACCGGCCCTCGCGGTGTCGACGGCTACAACGGCGTCGACGGGCCGACCGGATATACCGGCCCGCGCGGGTTGACGGGTCCGACTGGCCCTCTAGGCTTGACCGGGCCAACCGGCAATACGGGTCCGTTTGGTGTCGGCCCCACGGGCATCGGCGTTACGGGCCCAGCCGGCAACACGGGTCCTGCGGGCGCGATCGGCCCTACGGGACCCACCGGATTGACCGGGCCACTCGGCTTGACCGGCTCGACCGGTACGACAGGCCCCACGGGATCGCCACCCGGCATCAAGGATGCATTCCGGGCCAAGCTGGCAACCAACCAGACCGGCATTGTCGACAGCACGAACACCAAACTCAAGTTCGCCACCAAGGTATTCGACGTCAATAACAAGTACGACGCCACCAATTTTCGTTGGACGCCGTCGGCCGGGATCGTGCATCTCGGGGCCGGGCTGTTTTTTTCGGCAGGCGTCCGCAACAACGTGTTTCCGCAGGTCATGATATTCAAGAACGGCGCCTGCATCGTGCAAAATGGCGCGCAGTCTACGTCGAATTCGGCGTATACTCAGGTGGATACCGTCGACCAGGCCAACGGTACCGACTACTACGAGTGCTATTGCTTCTCACCTTCCGCCACCACGACGACGGTGGCTGCGGTCAATTTCGTCACGACGTTCTATGGGGCGTTGCTATGAGCGAGGATACGATCATCGTGCCGGAGCAGATCAGGATCAGCGTTGTTCCTGCGGAAGAACGTGTGATCGTGGTGCCGGGAGAGCATAGGGTCATAGAGGCATACGGCGATGATTTTGGACAGTAGGACACATACAGCAGGGGATGTCATACGATGGCGTGTGGATTACGACGACTGGCTGGACAACGCCGCTACGATTGAACAGATCGATGTCGAGTCCAATTCCGCGACTTGCACTGTCGGCAATATTTCTATCTTGGGGCGCGAGATCGTGTTTTTCTTGTCCGGCGGCGTCGTCAATGAGCAGGTAACGTTGTCGCTGACGATGACTGACAGTCTCGAGAACGTCAAAAATGATACGGTTTCTTTCGTTGTGGTGGCACCATAGGAGGACAACATGGCTAGTATCGTGTTCAACCAGTACAATGCAGGTGGCGTTTTCAAGCAAATATCGGATGCTGATGCGCAGGGCCCCGGCACTACGTACAATCAGTATGCCAATGGCGGTGCGTGGGAGCAGCTGCGCGTCGTCTGTGGCTCTCCGACACTCGATCAACGTGCGGCTGGCGGGGTTTGCGCTGCGCTAGCTACCGGAGCTGCATAAGATGGCTCAGCAAAAAACCGACTCGATCATCAAGGCGGAAGAACGGGTCGCCAAAATTCGCGACGAATCCGCGCGCATCGCGCTCGAGCGCGCCGAAGCCGAAGCAAGGCAAACGGCCCATCGCGCCTCGCAGGATGCCGAGGCTCGCCGGATCGAGGAGGACGATCTCAAGCAGGCGAGCTCGAACGTGAACCTCGAGCCTGCAACGCGCGATCAGTTGCTCGAGCGTATCCGGCAAATGCGCGAGGAGAAGCCGGTCGAGATCGCCCCGGTGCCGCATCGCACGCCGCGGCAGCAGGCGGAATACGAGGCCGAGGTCGCGATGGGGCGAGCCATGGTGGCAAAGGCCGAGGCGGAAATCGAGCGCAACCGCGAAGTCCAGCGGAAGATCAAGGCGGATGAGGCGGCCAGGGAAGGAACCATGACGCCAGTCTATCACCCAAACCCGACGCAACAGGAGGTGTTTCCGGCCAGTGGCGCAACATTCGGCAAGCCGAAATGACTTATAGCGATCCCGAAAGAAAGCGCACGTATCAACGTGAGTATGCGCGGACGGAAAAACGCAAAGCATCCGTCCGCAAATACAACCAGTCTGAAAAAGGGAAGGTTAAGAATCGTGCTCAAGGGATTCGTTGGCGGAAAGAAAACCGGGAGAAATGGCTTGCTTCTATGAAGAAGCACGATCTTAAGCGCCACTATGGTCTTACACCTGAACAGTACGAAGCTATGTGGGCCGCTCAAGGGATGAAGTGCGCGGCATGTGGGAGCACTAATCCGGGGCGGAAGAACGGACAATGGAGTCTTGATCACTGTCACGGCACAAAGAAGGTGCGCGAGATTGTTTGTAACGGCTGCAATTTAGCTTTGGGTCATGTCAAAGACAGTGTCGAGCGGTTGCAGCAACTGATAGAATATCTTGAGGCACATCATGACAGCGATAAAACTAGACCGTTTTGGCGGGATGCTTCCCTCGTGGGATTCAAGATTACTTCCGGATGGTCAGTCGGACTACTCTCTTAATTGCTACCTGTTCAGCGGCGCACTCATCGGCTGGCGGCAGCCCAAGCTGCTACGCCAACTAAATAATACTGCAGCAAAGTATGTATATAGAATTCCAGATAGGCGCACCAACGACACATTGATCACGGCCAGCGACTCCAAGTGGCTCGAATTCCCGGATCCCGATACGAATGTCATTCGCACGCCGGTTGTTGATGACAGTTTTCAAAGGTACTACGCAGCATCTCCGTCGGACGTGCCGAGGTACAATACTTACGACCGGATCATGCAAGACCAATCCTGGTGGATGCTGGGCGTGCCGGCGTCGGGCTGCGCTCCGGGTGTGACCATCACAGGCGGCGGCGATACGTCCCAGCTGGGCTTCCAGAACATCGGGCCCACCGGCGGAGCGCAGACTTACATCCCCGGCAACGAGATCGTGCTGGTGCCGATCGTCCCTGGCGGCACCATGCTCATAAACGACGTCAGTTTTGCGTTGATCCCGGATGGAAGCGGCAACCAGCTAATGTTTCGGGCTGTCGTATATGACGATCTCAACGGCAAGCCGTATCAGCTTCTAGGTGTCGGCAACGACACGATTGCGAATTTGTCAGGTGGAACACAGGTTGGCTCATTCTCCAACAGCGTATCCGTTGTTGCCAATCTCACATATTGGGTCGGTATCCAGACCGACGCTCCGTACTACTTGTTGACTGCCGATAACACCAACAGTGGTGCGGCATACACTGCTGTGTTCAGCAACGGCGCTCCGGATTTTCTCAATATCCCTAGCGTGGCTACTACAGCGACGTTCCAGGTGTGGGCTGATTTGTTCGGTGCTTCGGTGTTCGTGGCACGGGCCTACGTCTACACATGGGTGACGGAGTACGGCGAGGAGGGTCCACCGTCCTTGCCGACGGTGGTCAACGGTTGGTCGAACGGAACCTGGCGGATCGAATTGTTCATGCCGACGCTCAACAACATGGGCGGCGGCACTGACGGTAGCGGGACTGTGTGGCCGCCGGATCGCAACATCAAGACCACGCGCATCTACCGGTCCATTACCAATCAATCCGGACAGGGGACGTATTTCTTCGTAGCCGAAATCCCGGTCACGCAGGCGGTCTATGTCGACACGATCGGCGACGATGTCGTGGCGTTGAACAGTCAGCTGCTGTCGTATTACTGGTTCGGTCCGCCGACGGACATGCAGGGCATCGTATCGTTCCCCAACGGGATCGCGGTGGGCTGGCGGTCGAACGAGCTGTGGTTCTCGGAAGCCTATCGGCCGCATGCTTGGCCGTCTGGCTACGTGCTCACGACCGAGTTTCCGATCGTCGGTATTGGCGTGTGCGGGCAATCCATCGTCATATGCACGCAAGGTTCGCCCTACGTGGCCAGCGGCGTGAACCCGTCCGCCATGGCGCTCACCAAGATCAACCTGCCGGAACCGTGTCTGCACAGAGGGAGCATAATCAGCACGGACACTACTGTTTTATACGTCTCGCAGAATGGTCTTATCCAGATCAGCCAGTCAGGTGCCGGTTCCAACGTCACCGAGGGCTGGATCACGCGCGAGCGATGGCAGGCGTTGACACCGCAGAAACACGTGCGGGCAATCAAACACGCGACGAGTTATTTTGCCTTCGGCTCTATCCAAGACAGTCCTAACATCATCCGGCAGGGGTTCACGGTCGAACTGTCGCCGCAGGACCAGACCAGCTTCACAGTCTGGCCACAGCCAGGTGGCCACAGGCTGGGGTTTGGGCAACTATCCAGCCCGAATGATTTCGACATCGACAACATACAGCTTGATCCGTGGACCGGCATTGCGATGTTGGTTCAAAATGGATCGATTTACTATTACGACTTCACCGACGCCAATCCGGTGATTGTGCCATACAAATGGCGGTCTAAAATCTACCAGCAGCTGTCGCGTAAGAACTTCGCGGCTATGAAGCTGTGGTTCACGGTGCCGGGCACGACGCCGGCGCAAGTTGATCGAGATACGGATGATCCGCAGCCAGTGCTAGGTCCACAGCAGTATGGTATTTTACGTGTCTATGCTGATGACCAGCTCTATCAGACTAGAGAGCTACGATATTCTGGTGAACTGTTGCGAATTTATTCCAGGAGTAAATATGAGTCGTGGCAGTTCGAAGTGGAAGGCAGGGTCGTGGTGTCAAACGTCCAGGTGGCGACAAGCGTCAAGGAGCTCGGGCTCATATGAGCAACGGGAACGGCACCGCACCAATCTGCCCGGTCAGCCGCAGCGAAGGCGTCATCAGCACGCCGCCTGCGCAGCAGGCGATCGTGCCGGCGACCGATCTTCCGTCAGCTATCGCAGCGCTTAACCAGATTAATCTCGTTGCGCAGCAACTCAAGGCGCTCCCCGGCGGCAATGGTATGCCGGGGGCCGGTTCGTCGCCCGCAAGTGCTGTCGGGCGGCGCTTTCCGCTTTGGGTACGCGAGCGTCAGGTCATAGACACTGTCAGAATATACAATCCTGGTGACGATCAGGTCTATGTCGAGATGGAACGCATAACCTATTTGCTTTATCGCGAGCAGAAAACACAAGTAACACTGGAGTGGAACCTGGCCTATGGCACCCCGAGCTAACGGCAATACAGCTCCGGTTTGTCCGGTCAGCCGCAACGAAGTGTTGCCGGGTATGCCTGGCATCATGTTGCCGTATGTGCCCAAGGCGGTCGATCTTCCTTCGGCTATAGCCGCAGCCAACCAAGCTGCCCAACTGCTGCAAACGCTCGCTGGACCGGTGGGCAACAACATAGGGGGTGGAGGCGGCAATCCGGCTGGCGGTTATTACGGCGTAAGACCGCAGACGGTGCGCTGGAGAGAGAAGGAGCGGCACACGGCGACGATAAGATATTACGCCAAGAATGCCACTACAGGCGACTACGATTTTGCCCAATGGCTAGAGGTTGATCGTATTGTTTACATCAAGTGGCATGACAAAGTTCAGAAGATAGATCTTATCGCTGAGTGGGTTTTTCGGCCAGAGCCAGGGAAAAAGCTAATGAAGATCGATGGGGGAGACGTCAACCCGACTGATCCGCGCACGTTCACTGGTGTACCAGGGATTGAAGTACAATGACCGCACCTGTCTGTCCCGTCACTCGCAATCAAGTCGTGTGGATGCCTGGTGCCAAGCAGCCGGCGGTCCCACGAGCCATGGATCTGCCTTCGCTGCTGCAGGCGGTCAACTCACTCAAGCGGGTGTTGCAGGACACGATTGGTCCGGGGTTGGCTGGAGGATTTACGTCGCCAAACATGGGACCGCCGATCGTCGCGGATAGACCAAACTGGTTCGAAACTGATCGCGATACAAGAAACCTGCGTGTTTATCATAAAGATGCCGACGGCAAGCAAGACAAGAGTATGTATATCGATGTCGTGCGTATCGACAAGATCGTGTTTCAGTATCTGTATGACGATCCTTACGGCGAAACATTTGATTGGCAATATAAACGTTAGGAGATGGTCTTGACGGATGCGCCGCCCTATCACGAGGATTTTTTCCAGCGCATCGTCAACGTGAACTGGAGTGTCGGTCCGGTTTTCATTTACGGCACGCAGCTCGGGAATGAATTGCATTACGTAAAACTAACCGGGAAGGACGGCAGTTCGAAACGGCATAGCATCGTCTTGCCGGAACCAGCAACCATCATTGATTATGGAGCTAAGGCTTTGTTTGGCGTTATTGGAAGCTCTTACGCCAAAATAAAGGGTGTGGACGTGCTTCTGGTTTGCGGTACGGCGTCTAATTTTCACGAGATAACGGACGATGTTGGAAATACGACTGGAGCCATTGACCGGCACACGGTGATTTATGCGTCCAATGATGGGCTCAACTGGGGCATAGTTCACGAAGAAGCAGCGATAGTGACAAGCTTTCATGATGAAAAATCCATTGAGTCTCTTGCTCTTGTCTGGAATCCGGACAAGTCGTCGTTTTATTACGACCAATTTTCCGGTGGCGTAGGTGGGAGCGGAGAAGAAGTGTTCAGTTCATCGGACGGTACAGGCTGGGGGCGCAGCGGCGCTGGCTTTGTCGACCAATGTGTCAATAACGATTGTTTTGACTCACTCGGCCAGCATGTGCCGGATGGCGTCATGCAATATGATCTGAAAACGCAGACTACGGCAAAACCAGATTTACCACCGACGATATTTTATGACAGTGGTGCAGTCAGCTACGATCCTGGATCGGGTGATGTTATCGTTACAAAACATCCTCCAGGAGGACAGATAACCGTGGGATTTTCATCGACCGTGTCTATGCCAGGCATCGGACGGGTCACTTGCGTAGCGGGATATAACGGGATTTTCATGGCTGGCGGCTATACGAACGACAGCGGAGAAGGCCCCGGTGCTGTGGCATTGTCTGTAGACGGCGGCGCCACTTGGTCATTTTTTGCCGGTACGTCGACGGGCGTAACGACTATGATCGCTGCTCCGTTGCAGTAGGCGGGCGAAAATAGCTTGGAGGCACGGTTATGGCTTCGACATCCAGCAGCTCACAAGAGTCTAGCAGCCAGCAATCGGGCACGTCGTTCATTCCGAATTACTCGGAAACGCCGATCCTCGAGAGCATCGCCCAATATTCGGAGAACATGGCCCCGCAGGTCTACCAGTGGGGCATGCAGCAATTCGCCAACAACCAGGGCAACATCGACAGCATGATGCGCAATGCCTTGTCCTACGCCAGTCCGCAGCGCCAGGCGGTCGACATGGGGCAGGCCGAGGCAGGCGTGGCGCAAGGTGCTGAAGCAGCGCGGCAGTCGGCGATATCCGATCTGCAGAGCTACGGCATCGACCCATCAGCCGGACGTTATGCCGGGTTAGATCGGGCTGATCGGGTGCAGTCGGCGGCGAGCGTAGCGGGCGCGGGCAATCAGCAGCGCATGGCCGACGTTGCCACCGGCAACGCCATGCAGCAGCAGGCCACCTCGGCTGGGTTGCAAAACGTCCAAACGGGCTACGGTGCCGCCAATGCGGCGAACCAACTTCTAGGCACCGGTATGAGTTTGAAATACTCGCCGCTGGGGCAGCAGTCACAAGGTACGTCGCAGTCGTCGGGATCGAGCCATAGTTTTAGCGATGGCGGCAGCGGCGGCGGCAGTGGTGGTCCTGGCGGGCTTGCGATGTGGCAGCAGGGGCCGGTCGGTCCTGGATCGATGATGGCGGCAGGTGGTCCCGTCGGGTATCAGCCCGGCGGCTACGTTCCCGCCGACGATAGCCCGTCGGGCGGTCAACAAGTTGATGACGTGAACGCCAATTTGAATGTCGGTGAGTTCGTGATTCCGCGCGACGTAGCGGCCTTTAAGGGCCAGGAACACTTCTACAAATTAATGGCTAAAGCTCGTAAGGACCGCGCTACGATGGGAAGCGGCGGTGCCCCGCAAACCGGTTATGGAGCAAACTGATGGCCCAGGCAGCAGCACAGCGCGTAGGCTATGCGAACGGCGGCGATGCAGGGCCGTCAGCGGCACCGCCGCAGCCTGGCAACGACATGAACCATCGTGCCGCACTCCTGGCTGGCTTGCGCAAGCGTTACGACGCCATGATCGGCATGGCGCAGGGTGCTCACGCCCACGGCGACATCAAGACCGCCGCGCACCTTGCCAGCAAGGCCCATGACATGGTGCCAGACGGCAAGAACCTGACGCACAACGTGACGCCCGACGGCCACATCCTGTCGGTCGTGCATGGGCGCGGCGGTGTGGAATCCACGCATCCGATGACCTCGCAGCAGTTCCATCACTACCTGGTGGGGCCAGCGACCAGCTTTGACCACGTCATCGACAACGGCGTGGGGCATAATCTCCACATCGCTTCCGGCCGGCAGCAGCCGCGCGTGCAGGAGCATCCCAACGACCCGATCCACCGGGTTCGGCAGGTGCTGCAGCATACGCGGCAGATGCACGGGTTGCATCGGATCGGCCAACAGCAGGCGCCACCTACCGGCTACGGCGCAGGAGGTTGACATGACTTACACCGACAGCGCCGACGACGACCAGTCTTGGACTGCTCAAGACGAACGCGACAACCCGCCGGCGCCACCGCCACCGCCTGAAGAGGATACCGGCCCGGAGCCTCTGTGGAAGCGGTTTGCGCGCGAGCAGCTGGGTTATGGCGCTCCACCCCCTGATCCCGGTACCGAGCCGCTGCCTCCAGATAGTCGTCCGTTGTACCAGCAGTGGTCGGATAAATATCTCGGCACTGCTGCTGATCCTGCTGCGGCACCACCTGCAGACAGTTCAAGCAAGCGTACTCCGCTGCTCAGGACAGTCACAGACGCGATCAAGAGCTATCTCGGTGGTGATAACGCAGCGCCTCCACAAGAGGTAGACGCTGCACTGGCTGCTACACAAGCTGCCGATCCGACCGCCAGCACCGCCGAAGTCGTGCAGAAGACGATCGCCGGCACCGCCGATCCGCTGTCGCCCAACTACATGGACCAGGCCGGGCAGGACGCTCTCGGTGGTCTTGGCAGATCATCGACTGCAGGACAGGCTCCTGCCAAAACGGGTTACGACCAAACAACTCAACCGACAACGAGCGAAGGACGTGCGCAAGCCTTGGGCGCAGGTGCTCCTGCAGTTCCCCGTGAATTGACACGGCAAGACCTTATTAACGCGGGAATGTCGCCTGGAGAGGCAGCCAGAGTGCTGGAAGACAATGGCGCCATGGTTGCTGCGATTGGCCCTAAAGTAAGCCGTTTCCTGCCGCCTGGGTTTTTGGATGACCCTTACAACAGAGCTAATTTGGCACGATTTACCACGCAACGTGGCGCCCCTATGAGCGGTCGTGACGACGCCCCGGTATTAGGCCGAGACGATTACCTCATGCCTGGCGGCAACGACGGCATCTATGAAAGTCTGGCCACCAAACTCATAAACCGCGCCGATAATCGTGCTGCTGTCGCAAAAGAGCAAGCACGACAAGCGCCTCGTATCAACCCTTATTACAACCCACAAGTCGGTTACGATTCGCAGAACCCGCCGTCCCGGGAAGGGACCGTAATTCCGCAATACGATATACCGTCAGGTGGTGGGACTGCGGCAACTGCCGGCGGCAGCAGCAGCAATAACAAAAACACCAATAGCCGTAGCCGTGGTGGAGCGCGTGGCCGCAGGAGCGATGCCGGCGACGATACCAGCGTGCCTGGTCCGCAGTACGCGGTAGCGGACACGGGGATGATGTCGGACGCCTCGAATGACGTCAGGTCCACTTTGCCCGCAGGATCAGTTGCTGCTGCAACGCAAGCACCGCAAGCCACCGGGTACGCCAACCAGGCCCCGTCGGCCGGCGGCTTCTCCGGCACTGCCGGCAACAATGTGACCACCATCCCGGTCCGGCAGGGCGCTCCCGCAGCCGCCACCCCTGCAGCCGCTGCTCCCGCCTATCCGCAAGGATACACGCTCGCGCCAACGTCCGACACCACCTACGACCGCGCGGTCGTAGGACCGGACGGCAAGGTCGTCAGCTACGTACGCAAGGGCGACGCCCCGCCGAGTACGCAGGATCTGGCAGGCACGTTGTTCAACAACAATCTCGGCGAGCTGGACGCCCGCATGAAACGAGGTGATCCGGTGGCCGTGGCCGCCGTGCAGGCCAGGGCAACCGGCCAGGGCGGCCTGGACCTGTCCAAGCCACTGCCGCCCGAGCAGGCGCCGACCCCGGCATCGCAGGCGGCGGCGCAGGCCGAGTTGGCGGCCAGAGCGGCCGGCGGCCGGTCGGCACCTGGGGGGCAGCAGAGCAACGATCCGGTCCAAGACCTTCTGCGGCGGGCGGCCCAGACCAGCGACGTCAACGCGCAGAGGATGTTCACCAACGAAGCCTACAAAATTCAAGAAACGCGAAGGGTCAACCAGCAGAAATCCGCTGACGCCGCCTTGAAGACCTTCAGCACCGGGGAGCAAAACTTAATTAAGAGCATCTACACCAAGGAGAACGGCGGGAACACACTGACGCCAGCCGAGCAGGCGCTCAAGGATGACTACGTCACCCGCATCCAACAGCACTCGCGTAGCCAGCAGGGCGGTGGCCAAGCAGCAGCACGAGCGCCAACCGCTCAATCAACTGGAGCGCCGGTCAGAGTAAGCTCGCCAGCGCAGGCTCGTAGCTTGCCATCAGGCACACGGATTATCCTACCGGATGGGTCTCCAGGGATTGTACCTTGATGGCCGATGACGATGATGACGAGGATGTTGACGAACAGCAACAGCCTGACGTTGCCGGACAACCTGCTGTAGCTGATGACTGGGCGGCTTTTCGTGCCCCGCAAGCTCCCACCGCAACCGATGACTGGGCGGCCTTCCGTACTTCGCAAACCGCTCAGCCTGCCGATGACTGGGCAGCTTTTCGAACTGGGGCGCAGCAACAGCAACAGCAACCGAAAGCCGAGAGCCCGTTCTGGACGACGCTGCGCCATGTCGCACACGGGCTGCTGCCGTCTGCCGCCGGTCTGGCGGCAATTCCCGGCGGCATCGCAGCGGGCGCCGCCATCGGCCTACCAGAGGCGGGTATAGGTGCCATTCCGGGCGCCTTCATCGGTGGTAGCTTGGCTTACATGGGGGCGCGCGCCGCTCAGGACACTGGCGCCAAGCTGCTGGGTTTCGGTGACGACCTGCAAATGGCGGCCGACGATGCCGCCAACCCCAAGTCGGCGGTAGTGGGCGACATCCTGAGTGCAGCGCCGTTCCTTGGTCCGGGTGCTGCACCCGCTGCCGTGCGGGCGGGCGGCGCACTGTTCGGGGCGGGCATGGAGGCGTTCAATCAGTGGAAGTCAGGCGAGGATTTCGACCCAGCACGACTTGCCATAGCGGGCGCTGGTGGCGCCTTCTTGACCACGCCAACCCGGGCTGGCGAGGCGCTGGGCACGCGAGCGGCGGCTGCTATCGGCCGACCTGAACTGTGGCACGGCACACCGGGATCGGACGCTGCCGCCGGCACCGCCAAGGAGCAGCCGCCGCCTGCAGGTGGAACGCCGGGAGAGGGTGGCGCCGCTGCAGCTACGCCAGAGACCACGGCCCCGGTCGGCGACAGAACCGGTCCGGAGGATCTTGGCAAGGAGGCGCCGCCTCCTGCCGAGCGACAGGGTGTGAACGTCGGCGAGACCGACCCGGCGCAGGACGCAGCGATCCGCGCCAAGATGGAGCCCGGGGGTGAGGCTGCAGCCCCGGCCACCAGCGCGAAGCTGGAAGCACAATTCCCTCGGGTGCCGGATGCCGAAGAGCAGGCGCGACCATTGCAACCGGAGGAACCGCAGCCAACGGCTCCCGCCGAGCCGACGCCAACCGCGGCCACCATCGATCGCGCGCTCGCCAATCGGATGCTCAACCAGCCGCGCGTGCTCAACACGGAAGCCGCCAAGCGCGGCATGACGCCAGAAGCGCTCAAGGCACAGGCGCAGGATGTTCTGAAATCCCCAATGGCTGCACCAGAACCGCCGCCAGCCCCTGTTGCAACACAAGAGCCTGCGCCGCCGGCCCAGCCGCCATCCGCCTCCGTGAAAATAGGCCGGGGGCCACGCGCTAAGGACGAGCAGCTCTACAGCCTGCTCGAGTATCTGGCGCACAATGGCGGTCTGCAAAAAGATATTCCGGAGCTGAAGGACATATTCGGGGGCAAAAACCGTCTGATCCCCGGATTTGGCAACTTGCTGCGTAAGGACGGCATGTCGCTCGATCAAGCGTGGCTCAAGGCTACACGCGAAGGCAGATACCTCAACGACGCCAGCGACTTCGAAGGCCGAGTGGCCAAGACGACCACCTCTGATCTGCTGGATTTGATCGACAAAGAAGCGCGTGGAACCAGGCAGTATCGGGTAGGCAGCGAAGGCACGACGACCGCAGGCGAGCGTGGGCGCGCAGCCGAGCTTAACCGCGTTGCGATCCAACGTGCCGTCGACGGTTTTTCTCATGATGCCGGACTTGGCGCGCTAGACCCAAAATTATATGATCGTACTGTCGAGATCATGGAGAAGGAGGGCGTTTCCAGCCCAGATATGGCTCTTGAACGAGCCATAATGGAGCATGCCAACCAGTATGAAAAAGACACCCAAGACCAGCACGTCACCGTTGGACACATTGAAGGGTGGGATGTTGATGACGCCGCGGCAGCACGCGGCGATGGCCGAGGTGTACGCGAAGCCGGGGCCGGACCTGAGCCCGCAGGACCTCCAGCGCCGCCAGATGCTGGCGAGGTACCACGCGGCGCTTTCGAAATGGGCGCTGAGGGAAAACCTCAAGGCGTTATCCCCGGGACCGAGCGCATCGGCGAAGGCGAGCTCGCCCAACGACGGGCCGACGAACGTCTGAGACCAACGGCCCCGCAACGGCCGGCGGACGAGGGACTCTTCAGCGACACGCATCTGCAGGAAAACCTGTTTACCGGCGGGCGCGACGAACTCATGCGGCAACGGCTCGATGCAGCCGAAGCCGCGCCCAGCCCAGCCGCGCACTTGCGCGAGACCGCGGCCATGTACCGAGAGCAAGGCCAGGAAGGGCGTGCCCGGCAGTTCGAACAGGCGGCCGACGCTTTCGAACGCAGTCAGCAGCAGCAGCAACAGCAGCAACAACGGCAACAGCCGCCGCGGCAACCGCCTGGCGGCCGGCCACCTGGGACGCCGCCCGAGCCGCCTCGCGTGCCCAAGGAGCAACTGATCGAACAAGGCAAGCTGGGCGATGAGAAGGCGTTCAATCTTGCCAACAAGGCCGACGACGAACTGAATAAATTATCCACGATCCCCGCTGCCGACATGCTGCGCTACAAGGGTCTGGGCGAGGAAGCCTCCAAGATGCACCCCGAGGTCAAAGGGAAGGGCGGCGAGACGATCTATAACGCCATCGTCAACGGCACCTACGACAAGCTCCCTGCCAACCTGCGCGCTGGCTTCGAGCATGCGACGGGCGACATAAGCAAGGAGAACGCCGCGTTGCGCAAGGAGCTTGTCGACCGTGGGCTCATAGACAATGAGGCGGACGATCCGCGCTACATGAAGCGCGTCATGAAGAGCGCCCCGGTCCGGGTCGACGACCCGATCACCGAGGGTCACATCGGCCGTCTGCCCGGCATGCACGATCCAAGCTCCACCAAGGAGCTGGCGTTTTACGGTGCCCAGGACAAGGACGGCAACCGGCTGGTGCTTGCCGGCAAGGGCGACAGGATTGCGGTTATGAAGAACCGCGAGCCGGAAGGGTTCATCACCAACCCTAAAGAAACATCGCCGCAGACCGGCGACAAGCTCACCTACAACGGCAAGGAATACACGGTCGATCGCGGCCGAGAGAACGAGATCGAGCAGCATGCCGTGCATGAGGGCGGCACCCCGGTCGAGTATCACAAGAACGCTTTCGTATCCAAGTTCGTCGAGAACCGCGAACTGAGGATGATGAAGGATTACAATGACTGGCTGGATCGGTTCAAGGACCCGGAGAAATCGCCGTTCAAGTCGTTGATGACGCGCGATGCCGATACCGCCAAGAAGCGCGGGTGGCCGCAAAGCGATGTGCCCGATCTCAAAGGGCTCTACATGCACCCTGACCTAGAGCAGGTCCTCCACAACAATTACAAGCCCGGCATGGGGCTGCCGGACATCAACTGGCTGCGGGTGGCCAACCAGCTGGGCATCCGATCGATCTTCTGGAATCCGGTGCCGCATGCCATGAACGCATTCATGCACTATTTGGTAGGACGCGGTACGGATTGGATCGACCCGCGCAAATACGGCACGCTCGCCAAGTCGGTCATCGAGGGATTCAAGTCCGCCTATACCCAGGACCAGCTGCTGCAGGACATCAATCGTGCCGGCGGATCGTTGATCCAGTCCAAGATCGATAGTCAGAACATAGTTCGCAATCTTGGCAAAGCGTTCGATGCCGACCTTCGGAACAATCCCGGCAAATGGGAGCAGTATGCGCGAACCTACGGACTTGGCCACGGTATCGACGCTGTCAAGCTGTGGTACGAGCATGCCGGTAAAGCCCTGTGGACTTTCAGCGATGCGCTCATGGCTTCCCGGATCAGGGAGCTGGAGATGAACGGCATGTCGCGCGAGGATGCGATTGCCAGCGCCCGTGTCCACATGCCGGACTATCGGCTGCCGATCAAGATTTTTGGCCGCCGTCAGATGGTTCGCTTCATGTCCGATCCGAATGTCTCGGTATTCGGCCGCTATCATATGGGCATGCTCAATTCGCTCAGCACCATGATGACCCACACACTCGGTCCGAACGCTACTATGGCCGAGCGCAAGGAAGCATTGGGCAACGTGTTCGCCTTGGCGGCGCTTGCGTTCGTGGTCAAACCGGCGCTGGACAAAGCCGTCCAGAGCATCACCGGCAACAAGGACGCCGAGGTGAAACCGCGCGGACCGTTGGCGCCGTTGACCGGTGCTTACGGTGTCGCGACGGGCAAGAAAGACCTTGGCATGGTGCTGAGCAACGTCTTTACGCTCTCGCCTGCTATCAATGCCATAAGAGCCGGGTTGTCCAACCGCGACTTTGCGGGGCGCCGGATCGTTGATCCGGGCTCGCCGTGGTACGATAAATTCGGGCAAGCTGCCGAATTCGCCACCGGGACGCTCGTGTCGCCGTACAGCACGTTTGGGCCCACGATTCAGCCAGGCTCTGCGCGCGGTTCAACTTTGCATGAATTTCTGTCGCAGATCACTGACACCAAGGTCCCGACGCAAAAAGAAGTTGCGGGACAGCGTTATGGGCAGAAGCTGAGCCTGAAAGAAGCCAAGACACGCGCCCAGCATCCGCGTGGGCTGATAGAATATGGGCTGGGGCAACTGACACGATGACACCCGCCAAGATGTCGCACAAGGACGCGAACTATCGCCCTGCCAAGCCGGGGGCGCCGCGCCGCTGCGCGACCTGTAGCATGTACCGGACCGGCACCTCGCCGAGCTGCACGCTGGTCGAGGGCCCAATCCGGGCACAGGACACTTGCACTTATTGGGAAGCAAAGAGGAGATAGAGCTATGGCGCCAATAGTCAGCGACCCCCAGCGCAAGGCCATGTTCGCGGCCGCCAAGGGCAAGAGCACGCTCGGTATCCCGCGATCGGTCGGGCGCGAGTTCACCAAAGGCACCGGCCCGATGCCCGCCAGCTATGCCACTGGGGGGCCGGTGATCCAGCAATCGCGCAGCCGCTTCTTCAAGGCGCCCGACCAATTCCGAGAAAACATCGAACGCCAAAGCTATCCTAAGTCTGGCAAAACTGGCGAGATGTCGAACACCACCAAGGATAAGTCATTGCCCGCGATTAAACCGCGCGCCTGAATCCAGTTCCGAGTGCCGACGGACGATGAATGGTTCCTGTCCCGAATCACATAGCCCGGGAAAGCCAATGACGGTCAAACTCTCTCGTTGGTTGACATCAGACCGATCTGCGGAGTGTGGCACTCGGAAGCGTTTCACGTGAAACTCAACAATCCTCTCCTTGCGCCACGTGGCGGCTTATTGCCTTCCCGGTCGCTACTGACATTCAATGATTTCAATGGCCCCGCGCTTTTGGGCGCTGAGCGGATATGCCTCCTAAGCCTTTGATTTCACAAGATCCTGGTAGTGTATGCTAGTCATCGATGTTCGCGTTGCGTTTACGGTGGTTTACGACGCATCCGTTCCCGCCTTGTTCCGGCTCGCGGCGCGGCCTTTCATGACCCTGGCGATCGCCTTGGTGTCGTCCCGCGAGTAGGCTTGGGTCTGGCTGACGTTGCTGTGGGTCGCGGTGCGCCTAACGTCATCCATGGCGGCAACGTCCGTCCCTTCCGTGATCGCGCCGGCCCGGCTGTCCATGTTCCAAACGTGGTTTGGGACTCCGGCCGCAGTCGCGACCTTGCGCCACTTCTCGCGGAAGTTCTTGGCTTGCCACGCCACCCCGGTTGCCTCGCAAATGATCAGCGGCCCCTTCTCGGGGAACTTGCCGGCCAGATCCAGTTCCGCCATGACCATCGGGGCCAGGCGCAGATCGACCTCGACCGGCTTCTGCCGTTTGCTGGTCATGTGGCGCAGGATCAAATTGGCGTCGATCTCTTCGCCCCGGAGACCCCGAAGCCACTTCCATTGACCGTCGTGGACATCCGACAGTTCCGGCTCGCCCATCGGGACCCATTCCCCGATCACATCCTTTTGCCGCAGGGTGCATTCGAACTGGAACGCCTGGGCCAGCGCGATCGAGTGGCGGCCGAGCTCGTGGGCCTTGGCGATGATGGCGAGTGCCTGGGTCGCCGTGATGTATTCCTTCCGGGGCTTGCCCATCTTGAAGCGCAGCAGTCCGGCATCCTCGCGCAACCGCCGGCATTCGGGATCTCCGCGCTTTCCGACCAAGGTGGAGCCGAACGCGAAGAGTGTGCGGAGCTGCCCGACCTTGCCATGGGCTGACGGGGTCCGGCCGTCCGAGGTCCACGCCCGCCACCAATCCTTGATCATGCGGGCGTCGATGTCAGAAAGCAGCGTGTCGCCGTAGTCCCTGGCGATCAGCTTGCACCGGCTGTCGTCGTTCATCCGGCTCGCGTAGCGAAGCTCCTGATACGAGGAATCCTTGTCGGTCTGGTAGAGCCGGATCAGGCTGCCCAGCGTGCCGTCGAAGGCGTCTGCGATCACCGGGATGCCGCCGCGGCCCCAGACCAGCATCTCGGCCTGGAGGCGGGTGCATTGGTCGGAGATCAGGGCGCAGTCCGTCTCGGAGGGCCATTCCCCGGCCCAGACGCGGGCGCGCTGGGGCAGGAACCCGCGCTTGATCAGATCGGTGCGGGCGTGCCATTCGGCCACCCAGCCGGATTTACGGGGTGCCCAAACGAGCCCCGGAGAGTCTGCGACTTTGGGTCTATCGCTCATCGGAAGCTCCGGTATCGGCGAGAAGCCGTTCGACGGTGGCGAGGCGCGTCGCAAGCTCTGCATTCTCAGCCTGTATCTTGTCGATCTCTTCGTGGAGCGCCTCAACCTCTCCGGCGGTGATGTTAACGCGCGCCATGTCGTTGATGGCGGCCTTCACCATTCGCAGGTCGCGACGCAAGTCGTGGGTTGACTCAGCTATCAGCGGAATACCGCTGACTTTTATCTCGATTATCTTAAGTTGCTCGCGTACGGGCGCGAGCTCGGCCTGCAGCCCGTCTATGGCCCGCAGGATGGTGCGAAAATCGTCATCGCTCATGGGTGGCCTCGATGTCCTTTGGCGTGATCAGTCATGGGAAAGCTTCCGATAATAGGGGGTCACCGAGAACCCGGCGCCGCGAAGAATGGCCGGACCGGGGCGGCGCCTGCCGAGCAGAAAGTCAGAGAGGTAGGCGGCCGATATCCCGGCCTTTTCAGCCCACGCCTTTTGGGAGCTATGGCCGATCTGCTTCTTTACGACCGCAACAATTTCTTCATCGGATATATAAATTGCCATGCCGCCGAATATAATCAGCGCATACGCTTACGTCAAGCCGATTTGCGCTCATGGGGGATAAGTCCGCTCGTCTTGTCGAACCAAGCCACGCAGGCCGGCCAATATCTCCGGTCCCCGAATAGCTTTTGCTTCTGGGGAAAACCGCTGGCCCGGTTCGCGTCGAGCGCCCGGATGGCCTCCCGCGCGATCTTCTCAGGCACGCCCATGCGCCGGATCAGCTCCGCGTCCGTGACGTACAGGGTATCGCGCTCGCCGGTCTCGTCCGTCATCCGGTTAGCTCATCTGTCATGTTGCACACCGGGCGGCGGATGCCCGCACCAAGCGGTCAACAGCGGCCGGAACTTCCGGGCCGTTTGGAACAATCTCAATGGCGATATCTTGCTCCTCGCCATCGATCTCTTTGACCGCCGTCAGGCTCGCCTCCTCGGTAGTTAGGTGCTCGCATTCATAACGGCCGCCGCTTTCGATGAATTGACGCGCCAAGGCTTCGATGTCGGACGGGCGATCAATTTCCACATCCCGCGGCCGGCCATCGGGGCGTAGGTACTGCGTGAAAGGTATTGTCATTCCTTCATCCCCTCTGGTGCCGGTGTAACGGATCACCGCTTGCCATCGACCAAAGACGGGTAGCGGGAATTAAGCTTGCTGAGTTCGTCGCTAAAGAATTGGCCCTCGGTCTTGTGCTTCAGTTCATCTCGATAGGCCTGGCCGGTCGCGTCGTCGTCCCTGTCGTTGTAGACGCCGGGAGGTGGCCCCGGCTGCCGGGGATCGTCGGCCGTCCGCCTTTCGAGAATGGTGTAACCCTCCAGAATCTTCTCGGTAGCGGCCTTGCGGCTGGCGATACCGTCGTCGATCCGGCGGGCCTCGTCGTTGGCCTGGCCCAGGACGATGTCGGCCACCGACTTGGCTCGGTCGAGCTCGGCCTGCGCCTTGGTCAACTGATCCTGCGCGGCCTGCACGATGGCCTTGGCCAGATCCTCGCCCAGCTTCACGATGTCGTCTGAGTTCATGCCTCTTCTCCGTCGAGGTTCCACGTTCTGAGTTTCAGTTCCAAGCGCCGCTGCTTTAGGGCGTCGGCGATCTCGATCTGATCGACGGCGAATACGGTGACCAGCATCGCGGCGAGGTCCATGACGTCCATCTCGTCGCGCAGGCGCTCGATGCGCCGCAGTGGCACGGTGGCAGCGATCTCGTCGGCGGATATTTGGGTACGGCTCATGGCGTTAATTTTCTTCTGGCGGCATCAGCAGCACGACTGCCATGACCCCGAACAGGAAGCTGGCGGCGGTCTGCAGGGCTGGAAACCAGCCGCCAGTGATCCAGGACCAGCCGGTTACGGCAACGGCCGTCACGGCGATGACCGGGTCCATACGGCGGAACGGGCCATAGAGCGTCTGGCTGCCCCAGTCCTGAATGTGGTCCACCAGGCGCACGAGCCCGAGCGGTATCGGGATTTGCATGGTCATTTTCCTCCACGTTCGCTGCTCTTGACCTGGATACGCTTCTTACGACCGTTCTTGAGGCGGATGACTCGCCAATGGGCGGCCACCTTGTGGCGTCGTTTTCGGTTGGGTCTATGCCTAGTCACAAAGTGGCCCGCCGGGCGGGATGCCGATGGATGGCGGTATCATCCCGGCGGGCCTGTACGCTGACGGAGCGGGAAGCAACGTCAGCCTACTCTTGCACTACGCAACGCCACACTGTTTGCGGAGGCTGCGCACCAAGCCACCCAAACCAAGCAATCCGGCCGCAAAGAAGCCAAGAGCGCCAGGCAGCGGGGTGGCCGCCAAGGTGGCGTCGAAGTTGGTCAGCAGCACGTTGGCGTTGCAGCCGGAACCGCAAGCGCCAACGCCGGAACCGAAGTAGAAAAAGTTGTAGTTGTCCCAACCACCGGCGAGGGTGTGGAAGCCCTCGTCGCCGGTGCCGCTGCTCTGGGCGAGTAGCGTGAACTGGAACGGATGGGCGTCGTTCGAACCGAACACTTTCCAGCCCTCGCCCTGGGTGGTCGAGCCCATCTGGAAGGTGAAGGAGTTGATGTCCAAGAGGCCCAATAGGCCGTCCAGGTTCAACTGGACGAAGTTGCCCCCGGTGATTTCGTGATCGCCGGATGCGTCATTGTTGAGGCCGAGACCGTTCTCGTCACCGCCTCCGTTCTTGCCGAACAGGGCGGTGCCAGCATCACTGGCCGTGAAGCCACGAGCACTGAGGCCAAACCCGCCGGCCGTGAAGGTCTGCGTGTTGGGCAGCACGCCGAGATGGTCCTGGAAGTTCCAGTCGAGGATGGTGGCCGAAGCCGGTAGAGTGAGCGCCGCCAGGATGGCGGTCGTAGCTAGAAGCTTCTTCATTTCTGTTACCTCATGTGAAAGTGTTTGATTCCCAGATCAGCTTTTGTTGATTGCATCGCCCTCCTTTACTCCATCCATCCCATGCCGAGCGGCCACGTAATCGATGTAGCCGCCGCCAGCAATCCATTCACCGCACAGGCACCATTTGCCGTACCTGATGCAGCGGATGTCCAATCCGTAGAAATCGCGGAGCTGAAACAAGGCGTTCTTGTTCTTGCCTAGAATGACCATGGGTATGACGACGCCTGGCGTGGACTGGAACAGGTCCCATATCTTGCGCAGATGGGTGCCCTCACGCGGAATGCGATTCGTATGCCCCATGCCGTTGCCCTTCATCCGCGCCGCCGAGATCGTCCTCATCGATTACATCTCCAGTACCGCCATCCGTTCTCGCGCGTGTACCAAGTCCGCCCGCGCGCCCCGCAGACCGGATCGGCGTGTGGCTTGGGCGGCGGCGCCTCAGCAACCACGGCCGGCGGCTCGATCAGCTCGGCGACCGGAGGCGGCGGGGGCACCGGCTTCGGCGGAGGCGGTGGCGGCTTCGGGACCGATAGCCGATCCGCCTTCGCCGGCGGCGGCTCGACGAGCAACGACACCGACGCCGGCTTGGCAGCGGATGGCTTTGCCGCATATCCGCGCAGCGACACCGTCACCAACAACACCGCGATGGCGGCGACCGTCACGGAATAGATCGCCCTCATAGCGGCAACCTCGCCGCAGTCGAATAGTCATCCGCTATCTCATCCATCATGGCGATCTCGTGATCGGCCTGCTCCTGCGTCATACGGCCCTTGGCGACGGCGTTGCCGTATACCCTTCGCCGCCAGGCCGCCTCGCGCAGCGCGCACTTGGCCTTTTCCTCGTCGGTGAAACGCGGTTCATCGTCAGCATCAGATTTTTTCCGCGGCATGGGCTCACCCTGTGGCTCTGGCTCGGTCGTCTTCCAATGATCGTAGTTCGTCATGCGTAGATCGAGCTGGTTCGTGTCCATTCCGGCTTTCGCAAATGCGTCCTTGAACGCAGTCATTTCGATTCCTCCGGGAACGTCGGCATTGGCGCGCCGTCGAAACCGGCTTCCCAAGCGCTTGCCTCGCGCGAATGCCCCGGGTCGCGGTATTCGGGCGGCATGCCTTTGCGCGGGCGGGCGAGCTCGCGCCAGGTCACGCCGCGCTTATAGGCAACCTCGACAACGTCACCGCGGGAGGTCGGCGCAGGGCGAGGTGGATTGGGTGTGGCCTCGCCCTGCGCCTCGCCGGCCGCCTCCGGTCCTGACTCCGCGGGCGGCGGCGTCTCGGGCTCGCCGGTCCCGGCAAAATGATCAAGCACGTTGCCGAAGGCCGCGCCGCGTTGATCGCTGATCGTCTCGACGGGTTCAACGCCGAGCGATTCCGCCTCGTCGCGCTGCAAGAACACGTCGATGTCGCTCGATTGCGGCAGCAACTTCGAGAGCACGCGCAGCGCCGTCTTCTTCATCATCTCATCTGGCCACTGTTTCCAGGGCGCGTCGTCTCTCGCAGCGCGGCTCATGTTGCGGCGCTTGTTGATGTCGGCCAGCGACAGGTCGGCAATGAAAACCCCGCCGTCCTTGGTGGTTGCCAGCGAATAGACGCGCCGCACCTTGCGATCTGGATTGTCGTTGCTCGGCACGTGCTTAAAGTGCTCGCCGTTTTCATCGATCCAGTGTTCGAACACTTCACCGTCATAGACGACGCCGGCGGTGATCCATTTGAATTGCCCGCTGTTGCGGAACTTGCGCAGCAATCCCTGATACATGGGAAGGTATTGGGCCTTCTGCTTGTAGGCGACGATCGCCGCGTCCTTGCCGTCCGGCAACAGCCCATCCTGCGCCGCGCGCATACAGGCGAGCCACAACGAGCGCCGTTCGCATGCGAGCAAGTCGGGGTTGAGCTGCACCGCGGTCATCACCGACGAGATGAACCGCTCGGGCTTCATATGCGGCGGCAACGCCGTGCGCAGGGAATCGACGCGCTCCTGCAGATAGGTATTGAGCACGACCAGCGGATGGTTCTGTTTTGTCGCGGCTTCGGCCATCAGCGTTGTCCTTTGTGGTGAATGCGGAGCGTGCGAACGTCTTTGGCCGGCACGACAAACTCTTTGCGATGCTGGCTTTTCCAACTGATGCCCCATTCGGGCAGGCCGACGACACTCTCGGCGTCTCGCATTTTGAATTTCAGCATCGTTTCGATCTCGTCTTTGCGGGCCTCGAAGCCTTTGATCCCCGTCATGATTTCCTCCCGCTGCTCGAGCAGCGCGGGCAGTTCGTTGTCGCCGCTCAGGTCGACCGTCGTGCCGACAACCTCGTGCGGCGCGATCACCTTGAGCAATTCGGCATCCTTGCCGTAATCGGGATCTGGCTCCCGGCCGGCGGCAACGTCTTCCCAGAATTGGGCGACCGCCGCTTTGATGCGCTGCTCGGCGGCAGGGTGGCGCGGCACCTCGACGATGGCCAATGCGAGATCGAAGGCATCGACCCGCAGGACGGCGACGGCTCCGAAGGCGGCCTCGGTCAGCATCGCTTCGGTGAGCACTTGCAGTTGAACCCAAAACGGCACCGTGGCGCCGCCTTCCCAGTCGCGCTCAAAGATGTGTGGCGCGGCGGTCTTGGTTTGCAAAACGCCGAGGCCGCGCGGATCGCCGTGAATGAAGAAATCGGGAGTGGCGCCGAGCCGCAAGTCGGGGTCGCGATAGTAAGAATCGCATTTCTCGATCTGCCATTCCGCCCGCTCCTCGCTCACCGCCAGCGCGACAGCCGGTTCCATCAAACGACCACGCCGCAAGACGCGATCGTCGGCCTGGTCGAATTCGACCCCCGAGTGAGCGAGATACAGTTTGAGTGCAGATGTGTACGGGTGAGCGCCGAAAAGGGCCGCAACGACGCTGGCGGTCACGTCGGGCTTGCGCAGATTCAGCCATTGATCGCGGCCCGTGATCTCGATGCGCTCGATCTTCATAGATCACCACTGCCCTTCGACGTGCGGATACATCGGCCACTTGCATTCGCCGTTCGGGCTCTTCTCCATGAGATGAGAGAACCAAAGGATGAGCGAGAAGATTTTGGCCATCGGGTTGTTACGGTCGGTGCGCTGGAGATACTCTCCGAGATAGCGCAGCGAGTTCCGAATCCGGAGCGCATGTGATCCGGTGTCTTCCTTCGCCATCTGGTTCCATGATTCGTAATCACGGAAGGTCCATATCGCGGCGCGCACTTGGTCGTAGGTGTATTCACCCTGATTGATGCCAAGCCTGGGCCAGACGGTCTGCCCGAACATCATCAACTCTTGCTCCGTTACCGGAAGAGACTTTACTGCGACGGAACGCTTTTCGGCGATAACGGCCTGTTGTTGCTGGGTGCTGCGACCCCTCTCGTACTCATTGAGAATTTCGCGCATGCGTTCGGGCGCGGCCAGCAGGTTGTCTCGGCAAGCAATCATTGCCGGCAACATGATGTCTCGGACGTGCTCACGCGTCTTCGTGTCAGTCAGGTCGAATTTTCCGCAATAGCGACCGCTGCCCAAGGGGAACAGGAATCGCAGATTTGGTTCAGTTATTTTTGTATGCGTCGGTTGCAACATGCCGGCGTCGAGCGCCGTCAGAATAAGTTGCCAAATTGGAGCAAAGGCGCGTTTGCCTTTGAGCGCGTTTAGCGTGCCGCGGGTATTCGCCTGCGAGAAGATTGCATAAACCTCCTTAACGCGAGGCACGTCATGCAGTGGGCTCCGGTGGCTGACCTCGACGCGAGCTATACCTAACTCTGGTGTCTCGGCGTGCAGGGGCGATTGCGGTTTCTCCGTCGAATCGATGGCAATTTCCGGCTGTTCGACAATGCTGGTAACCGCAGCGGTCGAGTTCCCGAGTCGGGAAGTCGATTGCAGTTCAGTAATGGCATCCCAGATCGCTCTGGGAGATATTAAATTGGTAGTTCTTACGAACTTGCTAGCGAATTCATCTTGCTCACCGATCTTGATCAGCGCGGCGCGATCCGTGTCGCCGATCTCTCGATAGCTCGACGTGTGCAGCCAGTCACCGAAGTCCTGTGTCGCAGGATATTTGCGCTTGGCCGCAAGCAACCCTCGCGCCATCGGCATGATGCGGGCCCGGGCGTTCTTGAGGTCTTTGTTGTAGAGATCAACGGCAGCCTCGCCATCGCGGATCAAGCGCTCGTCATCAAGAATGGTTACTGCGGCTTCAGTCATAATTCACCATTTCCGAAAAGGCCGGGGCATTTGCGCCCCGGCAAATTGCACCTACTCCGCCGCCTCCGACACCGGGGTCTCGCCCGGATAATCGACCTTCGGCAGCTCGGACTTGATCGCGCTCATCATTTTGGCCTTGGTGGTGGCGCGCACACCTTGCGTCGTAAGACGCAGGGCATGAACCACCAGCCCGACCTCCTTGATGGTTGAGAGTTTGTCCTGGGCGTTCGACTTGGCGCGGGCCTTCTCGATGATCTGGCCGGCCAGGAAGAAAGGCTCGGACTCGCCGGCGCTGGACTGGCCGGTCTGGAACAGTGCGAGTTTTTCACGCACCCGCTGTTCCGGCCAACCATGCGTCAAGCCGAGATATCCCACCGTCGCCGCGATCGTGGTCTTGAGCACCGGGTTGACGAGGTTCTGCTCGCTGGCCTCCGCGATCGAGATTGCAATTTCCAGCACGCCATTATTGCTCTGGATCGAGTCTGCAATTTCGACCTCCGAACGCAGGGCGGCAGTCTCGTTGCCGAGCTTGACCAGATAGCTCGCCGCAGTCTTGATGACGGTCTGCTTGAGCTTGGTTTCGCGGATGCCGTCCATCTTCAGGGCGGATGCCGCATCACGCCGTCGACCTGCGTCGACAGTGGTGATCGAGTTGCGGTCCATGCCGAAGACGATAACCGTCGTCCACGTCATGCCCGAAAGGGCACAGGCAGCAAAGCGATGCTGTGCGTCAGCGAGTTTGCCGTCCCGGTAGAATCCCGGAACTTCGTTATTCTTGCGCCAGATTTGCATACGCTGGCGGCGGGCAAGCTCCAGGGACCATGCCGGATCCCAGTCCCGGTTATGAGGATTGTGCTCGATAAAGATCACGGCTCCGACGCCGGGCGTGATATCATAGAGCTTGGAGCCATAGCCGTATTCACCAACGGCAGCATCGGCGAGGATGGCGTTCACCGTGGATCGGTCGTTCAAGGTCGCGGCGGCTGCAACCGCCGCGATCTTGGTCCGAACCTCGTCGATGCGGTTGCGGCGGGCAACCGAGATGGGTGCGGCTTCAGCGCTTGTCGTTTCAATCGTCGTCATGCAGTGCGGCCCTCCTTGGCCGCTTTCAAAAGCCGGATCAGCGTCCGGTGCGCGTTACGGGCATGTCGCCCCGTCTGCCCCGCACGCGGGACAGGCGGCGCGGCATTCAGCTGTTTTCGGAATGAAGGAAAGTGCGCATGGGCACGGCGTGCTCCCGGTTGTTCGGGGATCCCCGTGTGGCAGGGGAGCACTGCTCGCGGTTGAGGCGCACGTGATGTTGCCGGTGGTGGCTGCGGCACAACCATCTGACTTCAAGCGGGCGGGAATAATCATCGTGATGAGCGTCTGCCTTTCGGCGCCCACATCCGCAGACTTCGCAAGGCTGGCGGACGAGAAGGCCAGACGCGATTGCGCATCCTGTGAGCACAGAAGCCCGACGGCGCTCCTCGCTATACAGTGCTCTCGCACGCTTGGAAGATTCAGCCTCGTGCGCTCTGTAGCAGCGGCCGGGGCAGATCTTGGCGCGGCGAGTGCGAGCCTCGAACGGCTTGCCGCAGCGCTGACAGGTCAGGATCGGCATTGGCACTGTATCCCCGTTGTTCGGGGATCACATTACCAAATCGGTAATTGCCGTCAACTGTTATCTTACCAATGCGGTAAAGATTATTTTTCAGGCGTAGTCTCTTCCTCAAGAAACAATCGAATCATTCGCATAGCCTTGTCTGCCGGATGCATCCATAGGCATCCTGGCCATATTCCTAACGCCTTAGCGACCTGGGCTTGTTTCAATGGATTGAGGCGGGTCGGTGATTCCTGCCATCGCCACACAGTTGTGTATGAAACCCCGA